AGGGACAAGGCCGCGCGTGGTGGAGGTGAACTCCCAATAGCCCTCAGCCGACTCGGCAGACACCAGGCAATCGGCAAAGCTGGCCGTCGCCGCATCCGGCACGGTGAAGTCAAAGCTGTTGATCTGGCCGTTCAGCGTGACCTTGCCGCGATAGTCGCCTGACCACAGGTCAGCCTCGGCATCCCCCGAGGCATCCGTGGTGACCAGAATTTGACTCGGGACCAGCGCCTGACCACCCTGCACAGCAACCTGTCGCGGGTTGCGCGTAAAGGTGAAGGTCGTATTGGCCGCAACGGTGCCATCGACATGCTTCCAGATGCCGCTGACGGTGCAGAGCATGGGCTATTCTCCGAATTTTCAGGTGTCAGGCGGTCAGCCGATCCGCCAGTTTGTCCCGTCCGAGTAGACGGGCACGATGTTGGCCCCACCGCCCGCGACGATGTTGCCAAGGCCAGCCGCGAGGGTGGCGTTGCTGTTGGTCACGAAGGCGCGCAGGTAGGGCGTGGTGGCAGCAGGAAGCCCGGCCACGGTCGATGCCGGGAAGCCGACAGCATTGCTGAACGTCTTGTTCCCGCCGATGGTCTGCGTCCCGGTGTCCATGATGATGACGCCACCCCCGATGTCGGGGATGTTCACCGTGCGGGTCGTTCCGGTCGAAATCGCAGAGGCTTGGAACACGAAGGCCTTGGTGGTGTCGGCGTTGTCGCGGATCATGAAGGCGTTGTCGGTGAAGGTCTGCGCCGCGCCCCAGGTCTGCGCTACGTCGATCATCGCCATCGTGCCGCTGGCATCCGGCAAGGTCACTGTGCGTGTGGTGCCCGTTGTGATGGTCGAAAGCTGGAATTGCGCCTTCTTGGTGGCGTCCAGGTTGTCGGTCAGGAAGGTCGCCGCATCAGGCAGGTTGATGGCGGTGACCGTTGCCCCAAAGGCCACGGTCGGGCTGTTGATCGTCAGCGTCCCCAGCGCGCCGGAAACCGATGATCCGACGTTGATGTTCGTGGTCGAGCCCGAAGCCCCAGCCGTGGCCAGGTTGGCGGTCTTGGTGTTGCCGGAAGCGGTTACCCCTGCCCCGATGTTCAGCGTGGCGGAAGTGGTCACGTTGCTCAGAGTGGTCGTGGTCTGGTTGTTCAGGACTAGCGTCCCGGTCGTGTCTGGCAGGGTAAACGTGCGGGTTGAGCCAGTGGTGATAGTGGACAGCTGAAACTTGGCCTGCTTGGTCGGGTCGCCGTCGTCCTGCAGCGTGAAGCTGGCATCCGAAAACGTCGTGCCATAGCCGGAAATGTCCGCCGTGGTCAGGGCTGAGGCGTTGGTGGTGATCGCCGTCCACGCAGTCCAGGCCGTCTCGCGGTCGATAATCGGCCGGGCGCGCACCTCATAGCTGGTGCTGGCCTTGAATGCGTGAGGGATGATGAAGTCCAGCGCGTCCACGTCAGCCGTCGTGCCCCGCGCCTTGACCACGCCCGAAGAGGTCAGGCGCACCTGGTAGCGAATTCCGGTCGCGTCCTCGATGTCGTCTGCTGTCCACGAAAACGAAATGCCCGGCTGCGACCCATTGCCGCCGACATCCAGCGTGGCCTGCGCCACCGAAAACCCGGTCAAGCTCTGCGCCGAGGGCCGCACCATTGCAGCCGGAACCTTGTCCTGGTCGGTGTAGTCGCTGGCCGTGGTCCAGTCGTAATCGGTCGAATCCACTTCGCTCAGATCGACCAGAACATGCGCGTCGGGCCGATCCAGAACCGCGTCGACCCGGAACAGCTTGGCCGAGTAGCCGTTTCGATCCGAAGTCCAGGACACCACGTCATTCGGCTCAAGTCCGATCCAGGCCGGGCCGAGAACGCCAGTGTGACGGCGCTCCTTGCGGGCCTCGGTCAAAGCCGCCTTCTGGAGCCTCTGGACCTGTTCGGCATAGGGCACATTCGGAAGCGCCAGGCTGGACATAAGCCGCCGCCCGCCGTCTGCCGTCTCATAGGCCGCATCGGTCAGCAAGGGGGCCGATTTCATGTTGAAGCCCTCTTCGGGCTCGGGATAGGACGCGGCAACCGCGTTGATGATGCCAGCCAGCCCCTTGAACGGGATGAGGCTTTGCTCCTCGGTGATCAGGAAATCATCATCGGTCAGCGATGCCACCGAGGTATAGCTGCCCCCGACCGTCGGCTTGTAGCTGCCGCCAGCCTCTGCAATGCGCCCGGAACAGGCCGCCATGACCTGCTCAAGCGCCGTCCCGCATTCGGCATCGACCGACAGCATCCCGCCCGCCCGCCAGCGCGGTTGCGCGCCGTCATGCTCGGTCACGGTTGCGCGGCAATCCGCGATGGCGTCGATCCAGTCTGCCACCGGCAAGCGATACTCGGACACGCCCTGGAAGCCGTAGAGCCAGTCGCCGTCGTAGCTGATCCCGCGCATCAGGTTGTAAGCCTGGACGGCTGGCAAGTAGTCACCATCACCGCCCCAGGTCGACGGCGTGGCCCACCTCTGCGAACCAGAGCCGCCGACCGTGGTATCTTTGGACGGGTCGTAAAGCTTTACCGAATCCAGAAGAAACCGGAACGCCGGGAAGCCAGAGAAAAGGGCCGAATTGATCCTTGCGTGGCAGATCGCATAGGCGATGCCATAGCCAACCCGGGTGCTTTCGTAGGGCCGTTCTGTGGTTGACACATTCGAAACCAAGAAGGCATCGGCGGTGGTCTGCGTCCCATCGTAGAACTTGACCCAAAGATAGTCTGTCCCGTCGACCCGGTATTCAAGAACCGGATAGCCCAGATCGGCGTGGGCCGTTGCCTCTAGGGTCACATAGGCCCCATCGACCATGACGGACAGCAAGCCTTTGACCGGAAGGTCTGACAGGGCAATAACCTGCGCCAAATAGGCGTTAGGTGTGTCACCCGCCGCGCCCCAGGTATTGTCATAGACCAAGGACCCGGCAGTCATGGCCTTGCCCATGGGGAACTGGCGCGGAACCGCGTCGCCCGCCTGCAGCTTGCCCGTCACGCTGAACGCCGGGCGGTTCTGCTGTTGCGGGCCAAGGATCAGCCGAACCAGCGCCGATGTGGCAACCTGCGCAGCCGTCTTGATCAGAAAGCTGCTCAGACCCGCCGCGAAGGTCGCGCCGATGCCCCAGCTGGTGAATGTCGCCGTCAGACCGGCGATCAGGCCAGAAAACAGAGCCATCAGGAAACCTTTGCCATCATCGTCTCGACTTCCGAGAAGCCAAGCCGCGCGAAGAATGCCCCGGCTCGGTCATCCAGGCAGGCCAGGCCGGTCAGCGCCGCGCCCTTTTCTGCAGCCCAGCGTTCATATTCGCGCACCATGGCGACGGCCCATCGCCCGCGCGCCTCGGGGTCGATCCAGAATGCCACCTCACGCGCCGCCAGAGCCTCGCTGAAGGGCATAGGCTGCAAGTGCGCCACCAGTGCCCCCTTGATGCCAGACAGGTCCAGGACAAGCGCCAGAGCGTCCGGACGGCCCACATGGGCATGAATAGTCCGCGCCGCCACGACAGCCGAGAAGGGATGCGCGGCAAGAGCCGGGGCCAAGGCGTGAAACCTGCGCGCCATGCCAAGAAGCGCGGGCTTGTCGGACGCGATGGCGGCCCTGATCACATCACACCCTTCGGAAGCTTGCCGATGGTCTCGACATCAAGGGCTTGCTTTTCCTGACCCCAGAACAGCACCCAATCACCGACCGTTGCCGCGCTCTTGAAAAAATCGTCGCCCGCGTGTCGCCGTTGCTGGCTTTCGTGACTGCGGGTTTCGGTGCTGGATCGGGTCATTTCCTGCGAGTGCGAGACGCAGGACAGAACCACCTGCACCTCTGCCCCATCCGGGCCGGTCGGAAAGGTCACCTCGTCCACAAAGCCCACAAAGCGCGGCTCGGCCGGGCCAAGCATCTTGCGCGATGCCGTGTCCATGTAGCCGCGCCACAGCCGCACCGGCGCTTGCCGCACGTCATAGGTGCGAATGATCCGGTCGATGTCGTCACCGACCGCAAACAGCCTGATGTCGATGCGGGGCACGGTCAGGTTCGCCACGCGCGGCAGGGCGTCGATGTCGACCAGACCGCCGACACCCTGCCATGCCAGGCTCAGCGTCGACCCGTCATCAACGTCCAGAACGTCCGCTGTGATGTCGTAATTGTCGGACCAAAGCCGCTCATAGTGGATCGAAGAGTCGCCCCGATCCTTGGCCCAGATTTCCAGGAACTCGCGCGGCATGATCACATTTTCCAGGATCGCCGCTTCGATTTCGGTTGAGTAGGTTCTCACGCCTGCACTCCCGTCCAGGCTATCACGCCTGTTCCATCCTGGTTGTCGGTGAACTGGGCCGATCCTGGCTCAACCCGAAACCGCGCGTCTGCCCTGCTGAACCGCACATCCTCGCCAACGGTCAGGCCGTAGGGCGGCGGCGGGTTGGTTTGGAAAAGGCCAGAATTGCCCGAGCCATCCGCCGTGACAGTCTCAGCCGCCTGAATGAGCCAGCGATTGCCACCGTAAAGCATCGTGATGTAGTCGCCGCGCGTGATGACGTGCCCGGCATCCAGTCCGGTCAGCGAAATGCGGATGCCGTCGACGTTCACTTCGGCAACCGTCGCTGCATCGGTAAAAGCGCCGTCCGGGTAGGCCTTTGGATATTCGCGCCGGGTGTCCCACATGCGGAACATCTGCGAAGCGCCGCCCAGGCTGTTCAGGATCGCCTCGAACTCAACGCAGTCGGTATGAGGCATCGCGGCGGTCTGAAATGTCGCCACCCAGATCGGATAGGCCAGATCGACGGCCAGCAACTTGCCGCCCCCGGTGCGCGACAGGCTCTGCGTGTGGCGCAGCGCGAAGGTCGTGGCCATGATCGGCCAGTCGGTGCTGATTTCCAGAGGATAGGTGACGGTCAAAGCGGAATCCTCGCGCGCTTGGCTTCGCGGATGGTCTCGATGACCTTGCCAGGCAGTTCCCGGCGCTGGCGCTCTAGCTGCGCCATGATTTCGGCCTTCATCGAAGGATCGGCACCCCTGAAATCGTTGTGCTGCACGATGTTGACCGCCTGGCCACCGGCTTGAACTGGCGCGGGAAGGGCAAGGCCGCGCGATGGCATTGCAGCCGGGGCAGCGCCGAACAGCCCGCCCGTGACCAGATTGCCCAGAACCTGGCCAAACCCGCCGCCCGCTTGCTGCCCCGGCGTGAAAAGCGCCTCGAAGAAATCTGGCCCCCACTTGCGCGCCAGATCGGCAAAAAGCGACCGCAAGAAGTTGCCCCAGCCTTTCCATTCATCGATGCTCTGCGAGACGTGATCCGAAAGCGTCCCCCAGAATTCGTCCATCTGGCTGGACAGCCCGGTCATATCGGTCTGGGCGCGGCGAATGGCTTCGTCCATCTGACCGACGATTTCCGCCTCTGGGCCATAGGTCTGGATCAGCCGATCACGCAGGGCGATCATGCTGGCCATTTCCTTGGCCCGACGTTCCTCGGTCGTCATCATCTGTTCGACCAGGCGCAGGGCTTCCTCAAGGTCGGCATTGCGGGACGAACCGCCGCCGCCGCCACCGCCGCCAGACCCTGCATTCGCAATCATTTCATCCAGGGTCGGCACCGACGGCGGCGCAATCGGACCCGCCGAAGAACCGTTGCGGCCGCCACTTTCAAAGGACGGCCCAGAACCCGGGTTGCCCGGCCTGACATTTGCCGCTGCCGAAAGATAGCCGAACAGGCTGGCTGCCATGCGAGCGGCCGCCGCAATCGGCCCGTCTATCTTCTTGTTGGCGATGGCGTCCATGCGCGCTTCGGCGCTGGCCAGCCAGTCGCTCAACATGCCGCTCTGAAGCGCCGCATCTGCAAGCTTCTCGACCAGCATCGCGCCGCTTTTGACCAAAAGGTCATTGTTCGCGTTGATGGCATTCTGCGCGTCGATGGTGTCCGACCGCATCTGCAGGATTGTGCCGCGCAGGGCTTCCAGTTCGGCCTTGGCGTTGGCCAGTTGGGTTGCGATGACCACGCCGCCCCGGTTACCCGGCGACAGGTTGGACAAGGCGGCAATCGTATCTTCCAGTTGCGCCGCGCGGGCCTGGGCGTCATTCAATTCGGCCAGTCGTGCAGCTTGAGCGGCCTGCAGGCGCTCGGTCTCGAAAGCCAGAAGGTCGCGCTTGACCCGCAATTCCTCCAGCGTGGCAGCGACGATCTGACGCCCCGCCTCGGTGCCAAGCCGTCCGCTTTGCTCTAGGGTCGCGTTCAGCCTGTCCTGCACCCCGATCAGGTTGTCTGCCGCAGTCTTGGCGTTTGACGTGGCCTCTCGCAGCTTCGCCATGCGGTCGGCGGCGGTCTCGGCATTGCTGCCCATGGTCAGAAACGCAGTTCCCAAGATTAGGACCAGGCCAGGCAATCCGCCGATGAACGCCCAAGCTCCGCGCACCAGCGTCCCTGCGGCGGCAACGGCACGAGCAGAAATCGCCAGGCGCTCGTTTGCGGCTGTCGCTGCGATGGTCGCGGCGGTGAACCTTCCACGCGCCGCAGTCAGGGCTGTCTCTGCGGTGGCAAGTCGACCTTGCAAGGCCGTGACTTTTGCCTCAGCTGCGCCCTCTGCGGCCATAGCCATGACTTTGGCGCGCAGAGCCAGGACCGTCTTTTGCTTGGCCGCAACTACCAAAGCCTCAGCCGCCTGTGCCTTTACGGCGGATGCATATGCCGCCTGCACCCCGGCGGTCTGGGTGGCGTAGAACCGCAGCAGGGACGCCTGCGCAGCCTGCACATTACGGCCAAGATACGCCCCGCCAATTGCGATGGCGAAGAGCTTAACCGCCTGCCCGAAGGTCTCAAAAGCCTCGGCATTGTCGCCCAGAAGCTGGCCCAGCGCCTGCAGCGTGGCGGTGCCCGCCCGCGTGACCCCAAGACCCTGATCGAACTCAGCCGCCGCCTTCAGCGCGCCATTGCCCAGAACCGTGGCCGCATCGGCAAAGGTCATCTGGATTGAAGCCATGCGCGCGTCGGCTTCAGCTTCAAGCTTTGTCAGCGCCGCGACCATCACATCTGTCGTGATCCGGCCCTGTTCACCGAAAGCCTTCAAATCGGCAACTGTGCCGCCCAATTCGCTGGACAGGGCTTGCAGGAACTCGACCGGCGCATTCTCACGCAGCGACCGCAGTTCATCGCCTTGCAGCACCCCGGATTGCAGCGCCTGGGTGAATTGCGTGACCACAGACCCGCGCTCACCAGCCGACTTTCCCGACAAAAGCATCAGCTTGTTCAGCGTCTCGACCTGGCGAATGGTCGTGTCCAGAGACTGGCGGTCACCCATGACCTTCTGGAACCGCATCACCGATGCAGCGAAGGTCTCCATGCCAGCCCTTGACCTGGTGGCGGCCAGATACAGCTTGTCGAAGTTCTCTTGCGAGTCCTGACCAATTCCGGCCAGACCGTTCCTGATCTGGGTGGCTTGATCCAGGAAATTCGCCGCCATTTGCGCGCCAAACGCCCCGGCAAAAGCGCCGCCGATGGCGTTGAGGCGCGAGGCCGAGGCAAGAAGGCCGTTTACGCCCTTTTCAACCCGGCCAAATCCGGTCAGCGCGCCCTTTTCAAAGCGCGCAATTCCCGCGTCGATGCGGGAAAGTTTCTGGAGAAACGGCCCGTCAACGGCGTCGAACTCTGCCAGAACTTTCCTGACCACGCGCCGCCTCCCGTTCCCGGCCCTGTGCCTCGTAGCGGGCCAGCGCCGTGAAGAATTCCTTTGGTGTCGCCGCCCAGAATTCGGACGGCTGCCACTTCATGTCCGCGACCGCGAAGCCGAAAAGCTGCTCTAGTCGAGTTTCAGGCTTGCCAGTTCCGCCATGGCGGCTTCGCGTTGACGCTTTTTTTCGGTGAACTGCTCCGGGGTCCAGATCAGGCGCTGGATCAGTTCGATTTCGGCGCTGACAAGGGCCTCGTCATAAAGCCCGGCGTCGAACATCTGCCGCTTGGTCGCGTCCAAGGTGATTTCCATCGGACGGCCGCCAACATCCTGGGTGTTGCCGTCGTCGGCTTTCAGCGCCTGCCAGATCAGGAAGGCGCGGTGCTGAAACAGCGCCTGTTCCGCAGAAAGCCTCTGGATATGCGCGCCGATGGACCCGAAACGGTCCTCGAAGGCGTCCAGGACGCCCATGGTGGGCAGAAGGGAATAGTCCCTCCCACCCAACCTGATCGTCACCCGGTCCCGCATCAGGCGACGACGGCCCGCGTGATCGTGCCATCCTGCGACAGGGTGAACACGGCATCGACATTGCCGTCCACGCCCATCGGAACAGTGGTCATCGCCACCTTGAACTTGCCGTGCCAATACTGCGAGCCCACGGTGTCGGACTCGATGTAGGCATAGACGCGATCCCCGGAATCGACCGCATCCAGCAGAAGCTGCAGGCCCTCGTCGGCGGGCGCTTCCAGCAGAACGGGCAGCGTGATCTGGTAGCCCGAGGAAGTCTTGGCGGTATAGGCATATCCCGCCTTGTAGTTCGTCCGCGTCACGCCGTCGCCCGTCTCCAGGTTCAGATCGCCCTGATAGGCCACGGTCTTTTTCGTGCCGCCCGACAGGCCGTTGGCGGTCAGCTTCAACTGATAGTCGCGTCCCTGCATGGGAACCTCCTTTGCAGATCAATGGGAATCGGCCACGCAAAGGCCGGGTTATCGCGGGTGCGATGGGTCAGCGCAGAACGACGGTGTAGCGGCTGACCCCATGGGCCGTAACGCCATCCTCATCCGTCGAAACGGCCATGTATTCATGGTGCAGGTTGCCGCCCTCTGGCTTCGTTGCCATCAGGGCCGCATGGATCACCGCAAGGACTTCCTTTGACCGAATGCGGCGGTTGCGCGTTTCGCCCGCTCCGACCGGTCGGTCAAAGTGGTGAACCTCGAAGGCGTGACGCGCTTGCTCGTTGGACTTGAAGGACAGGTCAGAGACTTCGAAGCCGTCGATCCGCACATATTCGGCCGGAACTGGCGCGGCGGGCGGGTGGTCATAGGTCGGAATGCCGAAATCATCAGCGCCAACCGAAACCGTGCCGTAGATCGCAGCCTGAAGGGCAACGGCTTTGGAGACGGTCATCCCATCCTCCGCAAAACGCCATCTAGGGCCCGGCGCTGGTTCTCGATGAACACGTCTCGCTCCCCCTCAAAGGCCCAGTCATGCACGTTGCGCGCTGGCTGGTGCGACGTGCCATAGAGGAAGAACTTCAGGTAGTAGGCGTGACCCAGCGCCGAACTGGACAGAAGGCCCACGCGCCCCGTCATGCCGTCGCGGCTGACGGACTTGCGATAGGCCCGCCGAGCAGCGCCTGTGATGCTCTGCATCCCGTCCTTGCCGTGCCAGAACGGCGCGAACATTGAAGCGCCGTCGAAGCCCTGCATGGCCTCTCGGTGCATTCGATCGATCGAGACCTTGACCTCTTTTGTCGCGGCCTTGCGAAGATCAGGGCCAGCGCGCTTGATGGCGGCCCTGATCTCTTTGACGCCGCGAAGCTTGACCATCAGGCCGATGTGCCCCAGGCCAGCACCTGGATCGTCGCCGAAGCGCCGGTGCTGTTCGCAATTGCCAGAAGGTCTGCCGTGCCAGCCGTGATGCTGCACAGGCCGTTGGCGCTCGGGTTTTCCATGTGGAAGATCGACCCTGCGTCCAGCGTTTTGGTCTTGTCGCTCAGGTCTGCGAACAGAGGAATGCAGTTTGATCCGCCGCCGATCTGAATCGTGGTCGTGTTCGGGGTGTCGCTGGTGGCCGGGGCGTTGATCACAATCAGGCCCTTCAGCTTGGCCATGACCACGTTTGCGCCGGTCGGATCGTTGAGCGTCCCGCTCAGGTCGATGGTGTGGGTCGTGTTCGACGCGATGGTGATCTCTTTCTGGTAGACCACATCCGCCTGATTTGCGGCGGTGCCAGAGGTGTATTTCCGCGACTCGGACAGCGCCACATCGGCGGTCGCATCCTCGATGCCCGTCCAGGTTTTCACCGCGCGGCCATTGGCCACCAGCTTCACCGTCAGTTTGTCCAGTGCCATGATTGTCTCCTTGGGTTAGGTCGGCGCGCTTTGCGTGACCATGATGGAAAGCGTCCTGTTCCTGCCTTCCAGGTCTTGGGGCGGGGAAACGACGTTGAAATAGGTGCCGCGACAGTTGACCCGCATGTCGGTCGTGATGGCGGCGCTATGCTCAGACCGACGAAAGTGGACGCGCGCCACCGGCTGCGCATCAAGCCCACCGGCCCGAATGCGCTCTGCCGCCGCGCCAAATGACTTCTGCCGCTCGATCTGCGCCCAGAGAGTGCAGAAGGTCACCCACGCTCCGACCTTTCCGCCGTATTCGTCGAGAACCTCTTGCTTGACCTCGACCGTTACGCGGTCGCGGAACTGCCCTGCGCCGGTCACTTCCGCGCCTTTGCCTTCGTGCTGCCCGGCTTGTAGGGCTCGGGCTGATCCTCGGATGCCTGGTCCGCTTCCTCAGCGGGCGCAGGAGTGGCCTCGGGCTCAACGGCAGCGGGTTGGGGCGGGTCGATGCGGACGGCCCTTCCCTGCGCCAGGCAGAGATTGTCCGCCTGGTCATCGCTGACCTCCAGCACGTCGCCCTTGCGATACTTGACGCCCTTGCTGGTCCAAGCGGTGCGGAATTTGATGTGGGGCATGGTTTATCCTCTTTCCGGCGCTGAAATCAGGCTGCGATCCACGACAGGCGCTGCAAGGACGCCAGGCCTTCGATCAACCGGTCGCTTTGCCCGGCTTCGTCGTCGCCGCGATGGGCGTGCAGGTCACCAAGCTTCAGCAAAATGGCCGCGCGCAACTCAGGCGGCAGGGTAGTGTATCCAGCCGTGAAGGTGATTTTCACAGCATCCTCACGCACATAGGTCGTCGGCCAGGACCCGACAGGCTCGACAAGCGAAATATCCCCATCCAACGTGACGCGGTAATCGGCCAGATCGGCAGACTGAAGCACATTGTCGCCGTCATAGTAGGAAATGGCCGTCACGGCCCGAACCGGGCTTTTGGCCAGAGCGACTGCGCCGCATGGCGCGCGCAGCCCCTGCACCCAGGTTTCAAGATTGATGGCTCTTCCGGTCATTTCGGCTACAGCGGAAACCGCAGCCGCCAAATAGATCGAAACCATCGGAAGGTGCGCATCCCAATCGTCTGGGGAAATGAGCAGGTGATCCATTGCCTCGCTGGCCGTCACAAAGGTTTGGTCCGTCGACGCGGTGCGGTTGAGGATCATTTCGCCGCGCGCTCCGTCTTGCCGCGCAACACGGCCTTTTCGGCGGCAACCTCGCGCACCGGAACGCACTGGCCGGCCTCGATCATGCGAATCGCCTCTGCGTCCAGAACCTCAATTTCGTCCCCGGCGTTGAATGCGCCATCGACGCCAGACCTGGACACCAGAAGCTTGACTTTCATTCCGTCCTCCATGCGGCGGCTCACAGAGACGGCGGGTTTCCCCGCCGCCCTTGGTCAGCCGTCATCAGGCCGTGATCAGGTGCTTCACCGCAGCAGTGTTCGACAGTTCGCCATCGAAACGGATCAGGCCCAGGATGCCCATGTCCGGGGCAAAACGCTCACGCGCCACGAAGGTCACCGGCTGGCCGACCTTGCGGACGTAGTATTTGCCAAAGTCGCCGAACAGCATCACCTTTTTGGCCGTGGCCAGGCTGTCCATCGCCTGGTTCACATAGAGCCGCTTGCCCAGAATCGTCTCGGGGATGCCGACCTGGTAGTTCCCCATGGCCCACAGGTAGTTGCCGTTGCCGTCCTTCAGCTTGCGCACGGCGGCCAGCGTGGCGTCGTTGCACATGAAGGCCGCCTTCGGCGCGCCGCGATAGGCAGGATCGACCGAGTGGAACAGGTCGATGATCTCGTCCGCCGTGATCGCCGCCGCCCCAGCTGCCGTCTTGCCCAGCGAGGAGGCCGTCACGATGCCGTTCGGGGCCGAGGAGCCGGTGCCGGTGGTCAGCTGGGTGTTCGCGGTGCGACCCATGCGCTCGCCCAGCAACGAGCCCAACAGCGCCTCCATCGAGAAGATCGAGTCCGCATCCAGTTCCCAAGACCAGCGGACCCATTCCGTATCGAAGCTGTAGGCGTCGAGCGACTTCTGGCCGACCGTCGCGTCCGCGCCGCCATCATCCGTCACCGATCCGGCCTCGGTGTGCGCCGCCGCCGTCAAGGACGTGTCGTCGATGGTGGGCATCTTCAGCGGGTTGCCAGAGGAGGTCACGATTTCCGAGGTCACGGAGCCGTCATACATCGGGCCGGTGGCTTTCAGCGAAATCTCGATCTGGTTCAGCAGCGTGGTGGGGACGGTGTAGCCGCCCGCGCTGTTGGTGCCAGCCGTCTGGGCGCGCGCTTCCGACTGCCCGCGACGAAGAATGGCCCGCTCCTCCGGCTCCAGTTCGATGCCGCAGATGTGCTTGGCAAAAGCCATGCGATAGTCGGCCTTCAGCCCCTCGTCCGCGCCGCGCTGTTCGGCGTTGTCGCCGCGCGGGCGGCGCGGGTCGGCCGCATTGGCGCGGGCCTCGATTTCGGCCAGCTTCTGCTCACGCTCGATCATGCGGCCGATGCGGTCATATTCCGCCATTGCCTTGTCGTGCGCGGCCTCCAGTTCGGCGGCGCGCGCCTCATCGGTTTCCTTGCCGATGAGGTCCAGGCGCTCACGGGCTTCAGCCGTGATGCGGGCCTGCTTGTCCTGCAGTTCCTTGATGCTCATGATTGTCTCCTAGAGCAGGTTTCTTGAGCCAGTGCGCTCGTCGCCATGGCCTTACTCCCGTCCGGGGTTCTCGCCGTTAGGCGGTGCTTCAGATTCCGCGAATGCGCATGTCGAGGCCAATCTTCATGGCCTTGCGACGCGCGGCCGCCTCGAAATTGTGGCGGCGCGCCCCCTTGCGGTGTTCATCAAGGCTGCGCAGGCCGATTTCCGTGGTCGGATAGGCACCGCGCGGCACGACCGAAACCTCAAAGAGCGATCCGACCTTTTCAATGGTGCGCAGCGGGGTTTCGCCGGTTTCATCCCACGATTGCTTCCCGCCCTCCATAGAAAAGGCAAAGGACATCTGGTCAATGTTGCCAGCGCGGACGTTTTCGACCAGATCGCGGGCTGTTTGGGTGTTCGGCGGGGTGATTTCCACCCTCAAGCCATGCTCATCCTCTGCGATTTCCAGCGTTCCGGCCTTCTTGCGGCCGATCACGAAAGCGTAGTCGTGGTTGTAGAGGGCGTGAATGTCATCACGGGCGATTGCCTCAGCGAACGCTCCTCGCTGGACCACCTCTCGAAAGTATCCGCCAATGTCCGTTTCCTGGTTGAAAACGGCGGCATATCCGACCAGTTTCTGGGCCTTGTCGGCCCGTTCTTCGACCGACATTGAGGCCAAAAGACGGATTTCGTGCGTCATGGTGCCACCTGTTGCGACTGGCCCGCCTGCGCAAGCGGAACCGTCGCCCCTTGGATGTAAAGCTTGTCTCCGCCTTCCATGGCGTCGCGGTTTTCAAGAGCCCGCGCCTCGTTCGGCGTTTCGATGCCGTTTTGGATCGCCTGCGCGTGACCATTCATGCGGGTAACGAAGTCGCCGCGCAAAATCCCGTCAAGGCTGAACTCGACATAAAGATTCGAACCGCGCGGGAACAGCTTCAGGTTCAGTTCCTGCTCAATTTGCTCGACCAAGGGTTTGAGCGTGTATTTGACCAGCTGGTGTCCCTGCTGTTCCGTGTTCGTATAGGTTCCGTGCGTCAGGTCTTGCAGGAAAACAGGCGGCAGGTTGAAGATGCGGGCAATCTGCTCGATCATAAACCGCTGCGCCTCAATCATCTGCGACTTCTGCGGGTCTGCGCCGATGCTTTTGATGTCAAGGCCGGATGGCATGACCAGGGCTTGCCGCTTTTCCTTGGCGGCCTTGCGCACCGCCGCTTCAAGGTCTTCGGCGGCTCGCTTCATCGCCTGCCCAGACTGGAAAGCGCCGGTCACTGCAAAAGGCGGAACCCCGCCGCTGGCAAAGTAGCGCCCGCCATACTTGGTCATGGCCTGCGCCATAGCCACGACTTCTCGGTTGGCCATGATCGGTGAGCGATGCGATAGGCCGTCTGCCTTCAGTTGCACAGGAAGGTCGATGATCTCCGATGCCGCATAGGTCACCTTGCGATTGCCATCCCGATAGTCGAAAACCTTGCGCCCATCCACGCGCCGAACTGTGGTATTCGTGGGGTCCAGCGGCCAGATACCGATGACGCGACCAGAAGATGACCGCTCAACAAAGCTCAGGCCGCGCCCGCCGGTAAGCATCTGCTCCAGCGTATACTTCCGCCACTCGAATGACGACATTTCGTCGTTTGGCCGCTTCTGCAGAATTTCTGCCAGCGAATCCGTCACCCGCTTGCGACCGTCAGGTCCCTTTCGGAACACCAAAAGCGGCAACCCGGCAATTGTGGACGGAATGAAATTGACGGCCGCCCAGATGGCCGGAACGCCAAGCGCAGTGTCGATAGTGACGGCCTCACCGGCCGCGTTGGCGACCAGATCACCCCAGAAAAGCTGCACCAATGCATCAGACGAAACCGGAATCGCCGGATTTTCGATGCTGCGCTTTTCTGTGAAGGGCCAGACCATCAGAACGACATCCTATATTCCGGGTCAGCATCCCAAGGGGTTGTTGCAGACGCCTGGTTTTCCCAGGTGCCCGCCACGCTCATCGCCATTGCCAGCGCCACCATGCCGTCAATCCGGCCAGATGACTTGCTCTTGACCAGCTTGCGGTTGCCCGCAGGGTCCATTGTCACCACGGAATTTGCGGCGCACATCGTCAGAACAGGGTGACCGCCGTGAGCCACCGTCTTTTCCAGCAAAGCCGCCTCTACGGCGCGCAATGCCGGGGACATGCTTACAAAGCCTTGCCCGAACTCCTCAAAGATGCCGTCCTTCTCGACTTGGCTCTCGGCGAACCCCGCCTGAAGAAGCCAAGGTCGAAGATGCCGCATGTTGAAGCGGTCAAACCCGATCTTTTGCAGGTCGCAGTTCTGCGAAAACCTCCAGAGCCACGCAGCCACGAACTCATAGTCCACTGTCGGGCCAGGCGTAGTCTCCAAAAACCCTTGTCTGTGCCAAAGATCATAGGGCACACGATCCGCCTTCGCCTTTTCCGCAAGCCCCTGCCCGGGAAGCCAGAAGGTCGGCTTGACGTGCCAGACCCCATCGATCCGAGACACCGCAACAAAGGCGGTCAAATCAGCAACCTCAGACAGGTCAAGACCGGCAAAAACCGGCCCGTCAAACCGCGCCGCCACTTCGGCCGCGCAATCAGCCCAGACCTTACGGCTGATGAAGGGCGCGTTTGCCTCGATCCGCTGATTCAGAAATAGCCAGCGAAAGCTGTTCTCTTTGGCGGGCAAAAGCTTTGCCTGCTCGGCAAAGTCCTCCACATCCTTAACCGCCCGAAACACGCCGAGCGCCGGGTTTGCCTTGGCCCAGGCTTCCCGATCATCCAGATCGCAGCCTTCCGGCGCGGCGTAAAGATGCGAAACCACCGTTGGAATGCCCTCAGCCTTGTCCAGCCACAGAGAGAACAGGTCGTTATCGCTTGCAGCTTGGGTGCTGATAGCCACCAAAAGCGGGTTTTCGTGCGCCCCCTGCGCCGTCTCGATTGCCTCAACAAAGGCGTCTGAAGGCCCCTTGATTTGCCCTACTTCGTCCAAAATAGCCAAAACCGGACTCAAACCGTGGGCCGTGCCAGCTTCTGCACTGATGGCCCGGTATTCCACATTCATCGGCAGGCCAATCAGCGTCTTTTGCGACGGGATGATCTTGATAAGCCTTGACAGCTCCGGCGATTGCCGGACCATTTTTTCCATCAGCTTGAATACCAGAGCGGCCTGGTCGCGCGACCGGGCACCGCTAACAATCTGGCTGTTTTGCCGCGCCTCAGGTCCGACCAAATGAGCCAGCACCATTGCCGCGATCAAGCCAGACTTGCCGTTTTTTCGCGCAATGGACAGGTAAGCTCGAGATGTTCCCGCCGGGTTGTCGTAGATTGCCTTAATAAAGGCCACTTGGAACGGCAGGAGACGCAACGGCTGGCCGACCAGCCCTCCCTCCGGAACGGTCACATATTTCTCGATGAAACGCGCGACCTTCTCGCCACGCGTTAGCTTGACCACCTGCCGCATCAGTTCGGCCGGGCGAACAGGTCGTCATCCAGCGGATTTTCAGCCTCGGTTTCACGCGCCATCTCGCGTCGCTTGGCCACATCCCGCGCTTCACCACCTTGCGCGCGCGCATGGATCGCCAAGCTGCGGCGATACGACAGAATGGCTGACGCGTTCATCTGGATCACCGTTTTGCGCGGGTTAACCACCGGCGTTCCTTTTTCGGTCGTCAGGATCGGCCCTTCCTGCCGCATCAGCCGCTGGTCGCTTTCAAGGTCTGCCATCGTGCGAGCGAGAAACGCTGCTATCTCCAGCTGGTGCGCTGTCCACTCAGACCGGGCAAACTCGGCCAGCACAGACGCAAAAAACGGCAGGTCCGCATCGGAAAGCGGCACGTTGCTCGGAGGGTGAATTTCCCGCGTCGCGGCGGCCATCACCTTGACTTGAGCCGCTGCCGCGTCTGCCCGCTCGCGCCTTGCCATGCGAATTCCTGTGTTAGCGTTGAATTTGA